GATGTCGAAACGTGTACTTATTAATTCTAATTTTTGTAATTGAGCGACGCTCGAAGGATTTGATAAAGCTAGCTCAAAGTCTAAAAGATCATCGCCATCATAACCATGTATAAAAAGATGGATCATAGCGATTTTATTGAGTTCAGCAAGTACCGTTTTTTGTATTCTCTGAATAGTTCTGCTAAAACGAATGTCTTCTTGTGCTAATGTAGCTTTAGACCCAATTTCTTCATCATAACCAAGATAAGCTCTCGGAATCTTAAGGGCAGCAAATAATTTCTTTTGAATATACTCTACATCTTCAATCGCGGCGGTATTCTGCCCTCCGGCTAGCGTGTCAATTCTTGTACCACTGTCACCGCCACGAACTGGTATGAAATAATCTTCATCAACGCTAAGAGGATTATACCGTAAGTCTACTTGGCCAGTTGTTTTATCTACTACATTAGACTTTTTAAGAGTAGCTGTAGCTTGCTCAAGATACGTAGGTACATCTTCGGGCGGCACATTTCCTACATCGATATAAAAAACCCTTCTTTCAGGAGCGCGAATAACACGGTAGACCAGCATGGCATCTTCAATTAAAATGAGCTGTCGCCAAATTCTTCTTGCTGATTCAAGCACTGACGAACCGTATGGTAAAAATGCATCATTACCCAGTAACCTAAAATGCGTAATTTGCCAATTTTCTAAAACAGAATTTCCCTGTGTTAGCCATCGAAATCTAATTGCACCAGGGTTTTCAGGATCAAATCCTTCTTCTCTTTCAATCTCTGATATAGGAATAGGAAATGCGTTTATGACACCATAGCTGGGATCGATATCGTTGAATAAGAAAAAATCCCCGTACTTACATAAATTACGAACCCACATCACCAAATTAAACTCAATATTCAGTGTGTCATAAAAAAGTGTTTCTAGTAATTGCTTTTGATCACTATTTTCACAAAAAATATGAAGCACTTTTCCATGTTCATCTGGACTAACAGTCTCTTCCGAATATATATCTAAAGCAGAAGCAATTTCTGGGGTCGCTTCCATTTCAGAAAAATCAGAATACCTTGACATTCTGTCAAACGAACCGTAGGCACTCAGCGTGTTATTATACACATCGTTATGTGCTCTTTTAAAAAGTTCGGTCGCCGATGAACTGTATCTTGCATCGGCATTACGTACTTTTCTACGTACTACAGGGCCACCTCGAAAGAGTTTGGTGAGCCGTTGAAATATATTTCCTTTATCAGTCATGATTCTTCTTCATTATAGAAACTAAATAAGCCACTTAAAATCCAATGTACCTGAAAGTAATTGATTATTGGGATCTAGCATAACGGGAATGCCCCGTGCAGTATACATACTATTAAAATAGCGAAATGCCCTTCCGGATTCTTGTTCATCATTGTCACGAGAATTCATCGCAAAAGCTGCCAACATAGCTTGGTTCATGTCTATAGTTTTAGACTCTCTAGGCTTTTGAACATCTACCACCCACAATCCAATAGCGAGAGATATAACTAAATCATCGTTAGAGCCTCTTTGAGCTTGAGCTTTGCCCTTTTGCCACACAAACGTCTTTAACTCCTTAACAAGACGTGTTGAATACAGCCCAAGCCCACCATTCCTTAACACTTCCTCAAGCTTCGTCAAGATCTTTGCACGAGAACTTGTTTGCATGCTGAAGCCTGCTTTACCGATACCGCCGTTTCCGTAGAGGGCGTCGAATTTATTCTTTTCTTTCTCAAAATAAATTTGCTTACAACCAGCCTCTTTAAGCTTCATAAGAACAGCATATCCGTATGTATTATTTTCAGGACAGATTATCGCATTCGCGTAACGTCGGGAAGCTTCAATCAATAAATCTGCGAATTGATCAGGGGGGATCTTTCCCTTAAACTCACAAATAACCTCGGCAGAAGTGCAATCAAAAACATGAAATGTAGAGAAATCTGCACCGTCTCCACGGGCGACGTCAGCGCTTATAAAGTATTCGTGAGAAGGGTTTCCGTATTTCCATACCCAAACGTTATTATTGGGTCCCCACGTCTCCATAGGAGACCTTGTCTGCATCTGTAATCTAGCTATATCATCTGCTGTTACAAACGTGTCACCAGAAGCCTGGAAATCACATAATAATTCTTGAGCTACCTGCTTAGTTGTTAAATTTTTGCACTCTTTCCCGAACCATTCATCATCTCTTTCTGGATGTACGTCCCAAGGTAGCTTTATGGAGTGGAACTCATTCTCATCACTCTGCGATGCTGTATAAAGATCATAATACTGTCCGCCCGCGCCGTTGGGAGTACTCACAATTATGGTACGACCACCAGTCGACAGTGTGGGATACAGCCCTTTCCACAATTCATCAAAATTTCTAATAAACGCGGCTTCGTCAACGATTAGAAGAGAAAGAGCCTCCGATCGACCGGCATCTTCAGAGGTCGGAACAGCCTTTATTACACTACCATTAGAAAACTCTATCCCTTGTGTATTTTTACTTACGATGTCCGTTATCCATAACCATTGAGGCACGCCAGATAAAGCTGTCTTAACTTTCTTTATAAAATTTTGAGCCACCGCTAGCTTGGTCGCAATGACCAATATCGATTTATCTTTTCTAAACAACGCTAGCCATGTCGCATATGCAGCTGTTAGAGTAGAAAGACCAAGCTGTCGTGATTTTACGATGATATTAAAACGGTGTTCACGAAAGGCGCGTAAACAGTCATCTTGAAAATCATATGTGTCAAAAGATATCCTTCCGCGAAGCGGATGTTGTATCTGCACATATTTGTTTATAAAGTAACTAGGATCCTTACCACAGCGAACAATCTCAGCAACTTGTCTTTGCTTCGTGTTTGGTGGCATATCACGAAATTTCTAATTTAAGAAATGACCTATAATAAGCAATTTTTCTCGGTGAGTTTGACGTAGCGCTGATCAGTTCTACGTCATCATCTCTAGATAACTCTTCCACCTTTAAAGCACGACCCGAGCCCTCTTTAAAATCTTCTTTAATTTTTCTTAAAGCATCAGCGAAAATATCATTAGAGATTTCCGATAATTTTCGGACCTGTTCTCTTAATGACTGCTCATTTGAAAAATTAACAATCTGAGCTATTTTTAAATCAAGTCTTTCACCTTGAAGGTCGTGAGTAACCTTCAACGTATCTGACGATTTCCCGAATGTAACGTTTAAAGCATTTCCTAGCGCTCTTATTTCTTGTATGGTGAACATTTTTACCCCTGTTTAATTAAATCATTTTGTTTTCTAAGCTTCTCTCTCCACATAGCGAGAACAGTTTCTGAAGGTAAATAGGTATCATCTTCCTTGATCACTCTTAATGGTTGAAGAAAACTTTCCCAACAATCAACACAACACCCAGTCTTGATATAACTCTCAGCATCTGTGCCATCCCTGAGGATATACGTGCAGATGGGACAATCTAGTGGTACATACTTCATTTACGCACAAATAACTTTCGCATCTTTTCCATTCTTTTGGATATCAATTACATTATCGACCACATCCTTAACTGCATCTACATGAGAGATAATAATAATATTAGAAAAATACTTCTTTAAAGATAATAATAGGCGACTACACGCTTCTACATTCTTGTCATCTAATGCGCCAAACCCTTCATCTATGATAAGCATGTCGCTACGGGGTAATGTGCACACATTTATTAGCGCGACCCTCAGCGCTAACGATGCTATCATTTTCTCCATTCCCGATCCACATTCCACAATACGGCTAGAATCACCATAGTCTAACATAACCTCTATAGAGCCATCGGCAGTAATCTCTAATTTTAGATCAAAATTGACAACACCCTGTAGTATATTTTGCAACTCTAGATTTATAAGAGGAAGTTGTAATGCGATTATCTCAGAAGGAATTCCGTGACGATCAACTGCTGCAGTCAATAAATTGTAAGTTTTCCATCTCTTTCTGAGATCTCCAAATTTTTCTTTTTCTTCAGTAAGATCCTCTATTTTTTTCTTTATAACGCTTATTTGCTCAGCGTGATACAATCTTTCGCCATCCAGAGAATTGATTCTTTTCTCTAAAGCTATTAGCTCATTTCTCATCTTTACGATCTCAACATCTTTTACGGGATCTAGAGAATGCAACTTCATATCCCGTAGACTGCTTACTAAATCATTTACTTCTCGCTTTAATGCCTCATCATTAGTTTCTAATTCTCGCAACTCCAGCCTCAGATTAGATCTCTCCATTTTTAAATCTTGCGCCTGCTGTATTATCTCTTGATATCTTTCAAGTTTATTAATGGCATCTGCGTTTTGGTATTTTTTCAATTTTTTCTTTGTGGCAGCTAACTCAGTCCTCGTAGTCCTTAAGGCGTCATTTTGCGTAGGTATTTTTTTAAAGCTATCATGAGCATCTTTAATATACGGGCACTTAGGGAATTTGTCTCCGCATGGAACACACTCAAGTTTTTTGGCTGTCTTTTTTAGGGTGGATAATTTTTCTTTCTCTAATGTAACCCTACCTTGTATCACATCAAGACCTCCCTCTAAATCAATCTGATCTTTTGCCATTTGTTTTATTTCCTCAACTGGAAATTGATCTTGAATTGATTCAACCTTTTCTACTTTTTGATTTATTTCCTCTATTTGTCCACAAACAGCTATTATTTTTTTAGCAGACCCTTTTTTCTCTTGTTGAACTAATGCCAGAGCCTCTTTTTGAGAATTTATCTCCTTTATCGTATATCCCTTATTTTCAGAATCTGTCGCAAGCTGTAGTCGTACTTTATCCCTCTTTCTTTGAAGCTCAGCTAGCTCTTGCTCTACCTCTTCTCTTTCAACAATCAGATCACTTAAAGAATTCTGGTAGTCTATGATAACAGCATTCCAGTCTCTGTCTGGTGCTGATTTCATTTCCCCCTTCAGCTCACTAACCTCCTCCTTCGTGAGGCGAAGCATTTCCTCAAAAATATTAAGGTCTAAAAACCTAGTAAGAATTGATTTCCGTTTCGTAGCGCCCTCTTTGATAAATGCATTCATCTCCCCTTGAGAAGCGAACGATGTTAACATAAAATCCTCTAAAGTCCCTACAAGATCGCGTAAAACCTTCTCTGTCTCACGGCGTTGTTCTTCAGATTTATCAATAATTTCATCGCCAGAATTAATATCAACCTCAAATAAATTTAATGATGTTGGAGCAGAAATTGTGCCCTTTCGTGAGGTTTTCTTTATAGTTTGGCGATCTGCTCTATAGAGTTTTGGACCGATAGAAAAATCTATAGTAGATCGACAATACGTCTTTCTATCATTTATAACGTGCAAATTCTTTAAAGACCCCCTATCAGTAGAATTAAACAAGCCGTAAACTATTGTACCGGGAATCGAAGATTTCCCAGATCTATTTTTGCCAAAAATTCCTGTAATCCCACTAAGTCGATCAAAATTAATCGTATTATTAGTGCCGTAACCGAAGGTATTATCAAAATTTAATCTTCTTAACCTCCATCGGGCAGAAACCTTTGTTTCACGCACGCATTTTTGAAAAATGGATCTATGTAAATTGCGTAAATCTTCTCGTTCCTCGTCAGTTAATTCACAAACCTTGATATATTGAGACATTAACGAGTCTTGGCATGAAAAACTTCTAAGATCCTGCTTAGATATCTCACCCGCATTCGTTAAAATCTTTGATTCATGA